GATGGTGGTTCTTTGTCGGAACTATTAAGTACGACATCAAGTAACTCTTTACACACCTTTCGTACGTGAGGTGTATTGTCTCGCCGAACAATTTGTAAACCCTTGATATCGATATAGTCCATATTCATTTTTCCCTCCTTGTCTTGTGTCCATAATTTTGCGGCATATCTCTTCTTACTGTAAAGAAAGTAAGGCCAATATACTTTTTCAAGTTCGAGGTTATTAGGTTTCTTAAAAAGAGAGCTACACTCCTCTGCTGCACGTTCACCAAGTTTCCAGCTGTATTCGATAGCCTCGACACCCTTTCTATCACCTACATCAAATTCTACCATAACCGAATCGGTATCACCATATCTCACCTTAGCACCCGGGAAGTTATTTTCTACGTAGTTTTTTGTTTGTTCAATCATATTACGACCTTGTGACGTCGTTGTCGATGCAATGGGTACACATGGTAGAATACCTTTACCCGCACCACAGAAGCCATACACAGAGTTCATACTTACTTTGTAGGCGAGCTGTTTTCCGTTATATACTTCTTTCATGAACCCCGTAGCAGAAGCCATGTCCTTTTTTGCTTGTTTACGAAACTGTTTTAATTCAAGAAGAATACTAGGAAGTAATCCGGGTACATCTTGGGCAAATTTATAAGTTCTATCCGCAACATTAAAGGTTTCGTACGTGATACCAGGTATGTCACCGTATCTCTTTTCATCCATAACGTATGACGAATAACATAGGTTATGAGCCATCATAATACTTGGATATAGTGACTCAAAATCAAGAGCTGTAATTGGTGTATAATAAGCACCTTTTTGTGCTTCAAGTACCGTGGCACCTTCATAAGGTTCTTCGGGGATGGCTCCATAACGAATAGTTGGTACCATAAATCCCAATTCACGTGCTTTTTTTGTCAATTGAGAGAAAACCTTGATTTGTTGTCCACGCTCCGATAGAAATGAAATAGGTACCCATGTTGCTTTCGCCATTTCAACCAAGTTGAAGAGGGTACACAGTTTTTTCATGAGACCATGTGGAAGAAGTGTATCTTTGATACAATATTCTGCAACTTCTCTAAGTTTTATCGGGTCTTCTTCACGATATCGTAAAAACATCTCTTTTGCGGGCATATCTATCTTTTGATCACCCAAATACAATTTCGATACATTGTTTAACGAGTATGAATCAAGCTTATAATTCTTTTTTACTTCATGAAACATATCAAATACAAATCGCCCTGGCATGGGTAGTAGCTTTAATAAATTATCACCAAGAGCACTTGAACTCAACTTCTTGATAGTTAAATCAGAAGCCACATCACGAAGTCTGCCGAGATTGAAAAAACGACGATTGCATCCAGATACGTATGCACGTTTAAAAATGTACTCGAGATCAAAACCAAAAATATTCCACCCGGTGAGAATATCAACGTCGTGTTTTTGAATATATTTTTGAAACGCTTCCAACATTTCACGTTCTGTGTCATAACTTAATATAGTGCCACTGGTTGTGTTATCGTCAGTTTTCTTATAACACAAGCAAGTCTTATTGTATGGTTCATCACTCCCAAATTTACACAACGAAATTGCAATCTGAAAACACACATCGTCGGTTACGTCAGCATCTGGAAATTTACCAGTAGAACTATTACATTCGATATCAAAAGATGCAACAACAAACGGTGCGATGTCATCTCGTACAACGGGTTTAAGTGTAGTCCAATCGTTACAAAATAAGTCAATTTTAGTGGTTGAAACACTTGCATTTACACATTTATCACCACTATCAAGCCAACCGGTAGATTGAATACCAGTTCTGTGCATCAATCGAAGAACTGGGTCAAGATTAGACTCGAAAACCTTAAATTTAAAAGGCCCAGAAGTCAACTCCATTGACTTTTTTAAGAATGAATCGACACGCCGACGTGCCTGTAATGAAATAAAATCGAGTTTCATGTATGAAAATTTTTGATTATTCTGAAAACCCCAGACGTCTTTTGATTTTGTTACCGAATAACATAATAATGTTTCCGGACACTTACGATCAATGGTATTGTATATTTCACGGATAGTTTGTTGAGAAACATTTTCAGGTAACTTTATAAAAAAATAAGGAGTAAATGCGGTTGTCACAGAAACAGAATCACCTTCCTCAGTCTTACCAAATATGGTAATGAGATGTTCGTTACCTTCTTCACTGTCCCTGGCTTCCCAAGTCAGTGCTTGGAAGACAACCATATTAGTCGTTGTGTTATCATCGAGCCAAAATTTTAATATGCTTTTAATATAAATGTCAGCAGCTTTAATTGATCTGGTCTCGAAGGGTGCCCAGGATGTGTATATCACGGGTCAACCTCAGGTCAGTTTCTTTCGTCAAAACTACAGACGTCACACCAACTTTTCTATGAAACCAGAGCGTATGGATTACATCGGTACATTTGGTTCAAATAACGAAGTCACCATCCCAATTCGCTCCAAGGGTGATTTGATGAGCTACATATGGATCGAAGCCCCAAACATTTCAAATGTAGCTACGAACAACGATGGTCTTTTCTCTAGTGGTTCTTCCAATCCAACGGACATAAGCTTGTGGATAGGTGGTCAAAAGGTTTGCCAAATGGATTCGTTGTTTATTCAGGGTGTATATAACCCACTCTACCGAGATGGTTCGTCAAAAGCCTCGTGTGCAGTGACAACAAATGTCGTCAAGGAAAATGCTCTCGGTGCCGGGACTAATACAGGCAGTGATTATTGTATGTTACCGTTCTTTTTCGGTGAGGAGTGGACAAAGTGTTTACCACTTGTCGCTCTTCAATACCACGATGTTGAAATAAAAATTAAGTGTAGAGACGGTCTTTACTCCGGTATGTCGAACCCACCATCCCCCAAAGTATATGGTAACTACATCTATTTAGATACCGATGAACGAAAATTCTTTACCGACAGTGAACATGAACTCTTAATTACACAAACACAATATCAACCAATCGATCCATCTGATACAGACGTTGATTTGAGCTACTTCAATCACCCAGTCAAAGGCCTCCATTTAGTTTCGGGTAAGGCGACAGGAAATAACTGGGATGATGAATATAAGTTTGATACATCCAGTCTTTATATCAATGGTGTTGCTTTGTTTGAAAATACATCTGTATTGTATCACCATAATATTGTTCATGAAATGCACTGCACTGATTTACCAGACGATGTATTGCGAGATCTTCCAACATACACATGGCCATTCTGCCTTACATTGAGTAAACAACAACCAACTGGTTCGTTGAACTTTTCAAGAATTGATACTGCTAAATTGATACTTAATGGTGTTTCGGGGGGTAATTCTCTTCATCGTGTTTATGCAGTAAACTATAACGTTCTTCGTATAAAGAACGGTATGGCGGGTGTTGCGTTCGGTAATTAAAATATAATAATCATTAATTAAATACATTTAATCCTCTTCAGATGATATCAAACATGTGAAGATGAACATTATTTAAAAATGTGATGTCTTAATAAGATATGAACCTTACCCCTATCAAACTCATTAAAAATAAAAATGTTCGTAATCGTCTTTTACGTGTAAAAGGGGAAACATATGAGATTGATAAGACTGATTACATCGAGAGTCGTATTAATACAAACAATGCCGCAAAATATCTCATGGCTATCGAAGATGCTAGTGAAATAGCTAAACAATTCATTCAAGCACCCGGTATTTTTGAAAAAATTGGCATGGACATAAAAAAAGAGACTGATTATGACTTTAAATTTACTTGTAATAGAACGTCTCGTATGAAAAACCCCATTAAAATGGGGCATAAGGGTGTACATTATCTACACATATCACACACATATCCAGGTGGTGACGGACACTATGCACTTGCTAAAGTAAATCATGATAGTAAATCAATTACATTATTTGATTCAATGGGTGCCGGTAGACGTGAGTTCAAAAATGAACTTCGAACAGTATATGGACAAGAATATACAATACGAAACAAAATGAATACATTCCAACCCACGGGGGGGTTTGTAAGTACGGATTTAGAAAATTATAAAAAACTCCTAAAAAATACGAAGATCAGAATTCGAAATAAGAAAATCCTAGAAAAGTCTTTCGAGATTTCACAATATGACGAACTATCTCAACATCATTTTTGTTACATAGAGGCCTTCATAGCTATGATGCATGATACACTGAACACATACATTGGACCCAAAGATCCACGTGATAGACTTGTCTTCATAAAACGAGTTGTGTGGGGTCTAATTCATAAATATGTACCGTTGTCAAGTAGAAAATCTACGAAATGGAATTACTTTGTAAAAAATTTTCCATATTATCTCAAAATTACAACTAAAGATGACAAAAGATTTAAATTAAATCATATTGTACAAGTGCCAACATTTGTAAGTGATACAAATTTACAGAGTATGAAGCGGAGTCTGATAAAGATAGATGTCCCATCTAATATCAATAGTTCTTGGTCTCTTAAACAAATCGTAAATTGGGCCGGAAGTAAAATATAAACATATATTATAACATGTTTCCGGTATTAATTGTCGCAACTATCGCAGCTGCAGCTACCTATACATTTTTGGGTGATAATATTGTCAGTAGTGAAAAGGCTAAACGTATGATTAGATCTGGAACTATAAAGAAAGTTGTAGATGTTCGTACAATAATGGAATATAGAGCTGGTCATTATAAAGGTGCCATACACATTCCTGTCACTAAAATTAACAAGAAGACAACGACCGAACTTCCCAGAAAAGGTATACTCGTGTATTGCAACACAGGACAACGGGCTAGATTTGCAGCTGAAAAATTAGAAGAATTGGGATTTAGTGATGTGTATTACATTGCTGGTCACTATTCTACATTGCAGTGAGACTTTTGTTAATTTCGTTAGTCTTTGGGGTGCATTTTATGCTACAAAGAATGAACGATCTGTTGTTTGCTCAATCTTTGAATATTTCCCATCGTGAAGTTTTCGAATAACATTATCAATGTTCTTTCTACTAATTATCACACAATTTTCAATGAAAACCCCGTTTTTTGTTTCGATGATTAAGGGTCCATATCCACCGAGTGTAGCAATCAACAGATTCTCAAACATATAGAAAATTATAAATTCTCAACTTTATTTAAGATTAGTTATGTTATCTCTTCTTAGGTTTGCATTTGACCTAAGTGATATATCAATTGTTAAATTCTATAATACAATGCATCATAGACAAATTTATAAAGATCTCCATGAACTCATTGATCGTGGTGATTATATAGGCCTCAGGTCAAGGTCTAAAGATATTATCAAATATATTGATTATGAAATGATGAATGAGAGTGGTGATTATTTGACATATGAAATTGGGGCGCATGAAAATCATGGGAAGGGACGTATATTATTCCAAACCTTAAAAAATATATGTCGTGAAAACTCACAATATCATTGGCATGAAATCATGAAAGTTATGGGTAGATCTCTTATGTGTGGTTCTGTCAAGAGTCAAAATATAGATTTACTCGAACATGCAATGTGTCACGTAGATGAAAAATATCTATACGACCTTGTTATTTCCGATGATGAAAGTGCTGTTTCGAGATGGTATGAAGAAAATTTTTTAGTTACCTAAGTCAAATCTTTTCTACACAGAAATACACTATGAACATTTTCGAAGTTATCAAGCGAGGAGATATTAATGCTCTTAAAGCCAATGAGTATCAGATTATACAAAATGTTAATGATATAATTGAAACAAATGATACTGAACATGATAACTATATTACATATTGGATGGCCTCACACAAAGATCCCGAGATTTCTCTTCTCATGTTCGAAGTCTTTATGAACACGTGTAAGACGGCATTCAAACCGGAAAAGTATGAAGAAGTTATGAAATTATATACACATCCGACTATGATAGCTGCAGTTGCATGGGAAAATATGCACATACTCGATGTTATAAAGGATTATTTAGATAAAGACAACTTAAAAGTCGAAATGTATGCTGAATACGGAGACATATGCTCCCCGAAACTTATGAGATGGTATAATAAAAACTTTTCTTAGTTTATAATAAAATGGTCAAGCTCGCAGACCTTGTTAATATTGCCAACAATGCAAAGACGAATGTTCAGAAGAATGCAGTTGGTGAAGAACTCAAAAAATTATTAAGAGGGGCCAAGGGTTGTGATCCGAAATCTCATCTATATGCACCTCGTTTGAATAGAATAAATCAGATTCAGAAAGGTAAGCTTTACCAAATTGGCAAGGGGCAATATGGTGCGGTATATTACGGATGTTTGGATGATAAATGTAATACAAAAATTGCTGTAAAATTTACAAGTGAACCTAGTGCCAAAATGGAATATCGAATCGCACAAAAATTGAAAGGTATGGGTGTTCCCCGTATGTATCATTTTAAGACGTGTAATAATAGAGATTTACTATACTTTGAATATATTAACGGTATATCTCTCGAACACTGGATTAAATTGGGACAGACAGCAGCGGCGTATCGTCGGATGATCTCACGAGTTATCGGAAATCTCAAGAAAATTCACGAAAAGTATCCAAAATTTAGACATCATGATCTTCACTGGAACAATATTATCGTATTGAAGGATGATATACCGATTATGATTGACTTTGGATTCTCGACAATAGAAGGTGTTAGAAATCCTGAGATTGATAAAGAGATTGCTAATATATCAGGTATATCGACAAAGTCACATCCAATGTACGACGCCCATTACTTTCTCAATATAATTCACAAATATTCAAATAATAGTGAAGTAAGAAAGTTCGTGAAAGATTTATTCCCAAATGAATATATCGGGGTCACTACAAAATACATTAAGGATTATCGTCTTCGTCTCATAAAACACAAAGGCCTCCCAACATATGATGACATAATGAATCATTCATTCATGCAAGGAAAGAAGATCAACTTTCTTTCAAAGGTCACATCAAAAAAGCCCGTGGTGGTAAAAAGAGTAGAAGCATCAAAGAATGTTGGTACATCTTCGGCAATTAGACGCGCAAAAGCTATTCTCCAGAAGGACGCAGAAAAGAAAAAGACGATACTAAAGAGACCTGGTATTGTTGCCGTGAAGCCGTCAATTTCAATTAATAAAAATGGTGATCTTAAAATTGAAAAACGAAAGTGTAGACTTTATAAAAAAGATGAACTTGTTAAACTGTTCAAATTGAATCCAAAGTTAAAAAAAGAACAAATGTGCAAAATAATAAAAAATATGTAATTATAATATAACATGTGGTTAATACCCCTCCTCCTTGTCGTCGATCTTTACATTCTTTCTCAGACGGGGAAGCGAAATATTGATGTCATCGTAAGTGCACCAAAATACAATAACGAAGAAAAATGGACTGTTTACGGGACCATGGGTTGTGGCTGGACTCGTAAACAGATTGAGTACATGAAGTCTAAGAATATTCCTCATGAGTTTGTTGACTGTTCGAATGGTAAATGTGACAAAGATATCCAAGCATATCCAACATTAATGTCGCCAGCTGGTGAAAAAACTACCGGTTTTAAGGAAGTTTAACACCCACATTCTTTCACAATGGAAAGAGCGAGAGACAAGATGAATGCGTCAAGGAGTGAATTAATTGGCTTCAAAACTGAAATGTGTTTAACAAGTGATCGGTTCCAGAGAAAGCGAAGTACAAAAGTTGTGAGGAGGATAGACAACACAAACAACAAAATTTCAGACAACATGTCAGAAGTGTTTTTAGCCTTGGCGATATCTCGGATCATTTTATTATACTAAAATATTTTTTTCTGTAGATATTATAGATGTCATCAAAGTTACCTTTGAGTGGTTCCGAAAGAAAATTCACTAATCGTCGTTGGGGTACATCTACCGGAATAGGTAACAACAACTGTTATGCTTATGCTGTAGGTGACTATGAAGCTTATAGATGGCAAAAGTCAATTCCGGGTGATCGCTCTGGACTTTCCAATCTAAATCACAATTACACACATTGTCGTGGATTACCAAAACGTGTAGTTTCTGATAACCCCAAAAAGATATATCTAGCAAAAGCAAATGAAAAATGTAAGAAAGGGTATTATAAAGTTATGATGTTTGTTTCTCCTGGAAGACCCACAAACTACATACGTCAAGGCGACTTTCACTTTTATGTACAACACGGTATCGTTGAATATCGTATAAAACCGGGTGACACACAAACTTCGGTTGCTAAGTTTTTTAAAGTTCCGGAATACAGAGTGAAGCGTGCGGGTAAATTTCAAGTAGGTAAACGTATAGTGTTCAAGGCAAACATATTCAGTCACAAGAGGGGGTGGGCGACTGGTCCACTTCTGACTGATGCTAAAGGTAAATCTATACACGATCCAAGAAAAGCTTCTAGAAATTATCCCGGGCTAAACTACGAAAAATATTGTAGTTCATTCTGTGTTAGCGATCGAGGAATCAAAGTCGGTAAGACGCATCCCCAGATCCGATAATATTTCGTCTAAATCGTCTAAATTTTCTATATCAAAAGTAACGTCAAACATGTCTAGTATATTAAGTATGTCGTCACTGTTAGTTATTGGTAATGTATTCGAAGTAGCTATATAGTTATTTCGAATAGTGACTGTAACACTAAATTGTGATGCGTCAAATACTTTCCTACATAGTGGACATGTATTGTGACCTTTTCGTTTCCATTCATCTATACACGATGTATGAAATACATGTCCACACCGTATAGGGGGGTTGTTCCTAGTTTGTCTCATGTCATTGAGACAAATCGAACATGTGGACATTATAGATTATATAATTAAACTTTTTTTGAATATTTTGCGTGTTTATTTAGTATATATCTCTTGTGTCGATTAATGGAGCATCACATACATTACATTGATCTTTACCATTCTGTGTAGCCTGTAAAGAATCAATCAAACTAGGACCAGACTTCTGGAGAAATTGACGGTAAGAATAGTTATCTTCCATGTTAATACCCTGTTTTTTCATGACATAATTGTTCAATAGTTGGGAAGATGAGCTGATAGTGAAGCATCGACCGTCGGCCATACCAAGTCGCTGAGACATTTTATTTAATATTACATCAGAAATTAATTTTTCTATTCGTTGTGGTTTTACACCACGAATTATAGTTCATTTTTTTAAGGTGCCTGACGAAATCTTCGGACTTATAACCCAGAAAGGTATCAAATACATCTTTTTCCTTTGTTTCCGAAACACGAATACTTGCATCTTCGTTGATATGGTTATTTACGATGTTATATGCAAATGCAATTTCTTTTAATGTTTCTGCACCAGTTATAATAATCTTACCTGTACTGAAAATTGAACATGTAATTTCTTTCATATCTTCGGCGGGTTTAAACTTAATCTTGACTGCGGAATATCTGTCTGGTTCAAATGAAACTTTAAATACATCATTTGCATCTTCGAAATGATTAGCAACTCTCATGAGATTGAGATTGTAGTTTAGACTGAAATTTGAATTAATCATAACGACACGAAACGATTCGATTGGAATATCCTCTTCAAAGTCCAAATATTTTTTAAATATGTAACTCAATTGTTTGATTATACGTTTACAATCATATAAATCAGAGCATCCGGCGACCTGAATGCTACCATTTGGAAATACTTTAATGGACTTTGTACTATACGAATCATTATATGTTAAAGTCACTTGATTGTAAAATGTTGTCGGTTTAAGTCTCCATTCGAATGCATAATCATCAAGGCCATTTGAATTTTTTATTTTCAAAACTTCATTTTTTTCAAAAACATCTCTCAACTTGTGTGTATCCACCTTTTGTGAAAAACTTGATATCATGGTGATAGTAGTGATCTTTATCCATGAGGGCTTTAAAGATTCTTCGATTTTGTTACGAAATTCATCTATTGTTAGTAGATATGAAAATGTATTATTTGCGATGGAAGAATATTTCATGGACTCTGGGTTTAAACTTATCAATTTTAAACACGTAACACGACTTAGGTGTTTAATAATCCAACAATAAATGACTTAGAGATAGGGTCCATACAATTATTAATATGACTGGCTCTATTTTTAAGAGTGCTCGTTATTTTTGTGACGTTGATAGCGGACTTGATTTTGTTGAATTTAAATATACAAAATACGTACCCGGAAAAGGTTATGAACTTTTTTCAGACACACTGAGAACAAAACCAGAATGTGATTGGATTGAAATAAATTCACTCAAACAAACAATCCCTTACGAAAACTTTTTAAACACAATGGTTGATAAAAATTTCGAAGTGTATCAACGTATGTGTACTACGGTTATCGATAACATACTCATGGGAAGTCCATCGAATAAACAACTCATGCGTATTATGCGTTCTATAAAAATTTTAGATAAAACATTTGAACCACCATATGTAAATTTTAAATCTATGTGGCAATGTAAATTTATGAAATATATATGCGAAGATACATTACCAATGGTGATTGATGGATGTTTAAATATTGGTAAACTTAAAAGATTATTTAACGTATTGAAAATAATAGAATCAGCGTTAGAATAATACCTATAACAAAAACACGTAGATCTGTATTTTTATAAATAACACATTCTAATTCAGATGGTGAAATCAAAATACCTTCATTTTTTATACCCGTGTAACCCAAATCAATATTACGCTTAGGGTGGATTGTCTTGTCTAGAGGAACACCACGTGATCCACCCTTGCATAGATTTGCCGTTTTATCACCCGCAGTCACGCCATATTGACATATAGGACTAATTTCATCCTGAAGAATTATATCTTCTTTGATAGGTTCAGAAAAATCGGAAAAATCGGATGTTTTGCGCAATGTACCCGGAAGGGAAAAATCATACATAACATACGGATTGACGTCATCGATTGTGTTTTCGTCACTGAGCATATACGCACTCATTTACTAATAGTTTAGATTATATTTCTTATGATTAACTTTGGAAATGTGCTGTGTCCACATTTTATCTAGATCTACATTTAACATATGTGCAATTTGGAATAAATAACTAAAAACATCCCCCATTTCCATCATAACATCCGTACCTCTTTCCTTTTTTAGGTTCATTTTTTTGTAAGTTTTTTTGTATTGTCGGATAGCCGACGCCAATTCACCAAATTCTTCTGTCAATAGAAGCCACACGGTATCAATATTTACTTTGTCCCAACCTTTATCTTTACAGACCTTTTCTGTCTCACATTTGTAATAGTTCAGACTCATTTGTTCTTACATTTTCATACACCCAAAACTTTAATTGATTCCTATCTTGTTGTTTGCTGGACCAATCTTATTACCATAAGTAGAAGTACTTTCAGGTCGATCTATGGGTATACTTAATGTATCAATGTCTCTAATGTAAGCCACATACTGAGACACACCCGTCTTTATCTGAGACAACGCAGTTTTAATAACCATCTCATTCATTTGCCGAACTTGCTGATTTACTTGACTGTAATGATCACCCGAGTTGTTAATAAAAACAACACGCATGATGGAAAATAGATCGTCTTCATTTTGATAATCTATAGAAATTCCAGTATCATCTTTAAATTTTTGTCTAATCGCACGCTGTATCAAGTTGGTATTGAATTCCGAAAAAAACAAACTGTTCAGAGGAGTTTCACATTGTTTGATAGAATTTAGGTGAAGATTGTCACACATCTAATATACCCGCTGAAAAAAAAAATATGTAAATATTAAATGTTGAATCCTGCAGACTTTGATTCCATCTTCGCAGAAAAAAGTAAAAATATCGAGGCCGTTCCCTGTAACCCACCTACGTGTTTTGTTGGATCATATCCGCCTGTATCCAAGCCAGGTGAACAAGGTATGTACAATGTGAATACTTATTTACTTCAGCCCGATCGCAAATTCGAGACACTTGGACCAGCCACAGTACGAAGCCATGATCTCAACTGCCTCATGAAATAAGTAATTTAAAAAATACATCTTATAGATAGTTATAAAAGATGCGAGTTACAAAGCGCTCCAATCATGTTGAAGACATGAAATTTGACAAGGTCACCAACAGGATTTTACGCTTAACAAACGGTCTCTCTTCATCAGTTGATTCTACAAAAGTAGCTCAGCAGGTTTTTTCATCCATGTATGATGAAATTACAACTCAGGAAATTGACACTCTCTCGGCTGAAATTTGTATAGGGATGATTACAATAGACCCAGACTACGAGACCCTCGCAACACGTATAGTAGCAAGTAATATTCAGAAAATCGCCCCAAATAATTTCCATATCGCCATGAAAAAACTTTCAAAGGCTTGTATCGTTACAGATGAAGTCGCAGATGTCGCTCTTCAGGTGAAAGATCATATCAAACCCGAAAGAGATAACGACTTTGGTTATTTTGGTTTAAAAACTCTCGAGAAATCTTATTTACAGAGACTCGATGGTATTCTCATGGAAACCCCACAGTATCTCTTCATGAGAGTTGCTATCGGTATTCATGGTAGAGATGTTGAGTCTGTTCTTGAAACATATGATAAAATGAGTAGTGGTATGTTTATTCATGCAACACCAACCCTTTTCAATGCAGGGACACCTAGACCTCAAATGTCTTCGTGTTTTTTGATTGCAAACAAAGAAGATTCGATTAATGGAATTTATGGTACTCTAACTGAATGTGCACAAATAAGTAAATGGGCTGGAGGTATCGGTATGCATATTCACGATGTCAGGGCAAATAAGTCCCGTATTAGAGGTACAAACGGACAATCAGATGGTATTATCCCGATGTTACGTGTATTTAATGCAACTGCGCGATATGTGAATCAGGCAGGTAGACGTAAGGGTAGTATTGCTGTGTACATGGAACCATGGCATGCGGATATTATGGACTTTCTTGAGTTGCGTCTTAATCAAGGAGATGATGAGGCGAGATGT